GTGGCCGACGACCTGGAACAGACGATTCGCGAGAACGCCCAGGGCCCTGCCGAGGCCACGGGCGATTCGGGTTCGATGCGCCAGCACGACCTGAAGGACCAGGTCGAGGCCGACCGTTACCTCGCCTCCAAGGACGCGGTGCGGAAGGGCCGGGGCTTTCGTCTGACGAAGCTCGTACCGCCGGGAGCATAGGCTTGTTCAACTGGCTCAAGAGAATCCGTTCTTCATCGAAGCCCGCTCGTGTGAGCGACCGGCAGGGCCTCCTCTTCCGTTTCCTGCGCGGCCGCTACGATGCGGCCACCACGACCGACGAGAACCGCCGCCACTGGGCCAGCGCCGACGGCCTCTCGGCCGACGTCGCCAACAGCCCGCAGATTCGGCGGACGCTGCGGAACCGTTCCCGCTACGAGGTCGCCAACAACTCCTACGCCCGCGGCATCGTCCTGACGCTCGCGAACGACCTGGTGGGCACCGGACCGCGCCTCCAGATGCTGACGGACGACCCGGAAGCCAATCGCCGGATCGAACGCGAGTTCGCCGAGTGGTCGAGGGCCGTGGGTCTCGCCGAAAAACTCCGGACGATGCGGATGGCCCGGGCCGAGGACGGCGAGGCGTTCGCCATGCTCGTCTCGAACGACGCACTCCCGTCCTCCGTGAAACTCGACCTGCGCCTCATCGAGGCGGACCAGGTCGCCACGCCGGACCTGAAGCCCGACGCGAAGGGCGCCGTGGACGGCATCGTGTTCGACCGGTTCGGCAATCCGCGCGAGTACCACGTCCTCAAGGCCCATCCAGGCAGCAAACAGGCCGCGCTCGGCATGAAATACGACCGGGTCCCTGCCGAATCGATGATTCACTGGTTCCGTGCCGACCGGCCGGGCCAGTCGCGCGGTATCCCGGACATCATGCCGGCGCTGCCTCTGTTTGCCCAACTGCGCCGGTTCACCCTCGCCGTCATCGCATCCGCCGAGACGGCTGCCGAGTTCGCCGGCGTCCTCTACACCGACGCGCCGCCGAACGGCGAGGCCGACCCCATCGAGCCGATGGACGCCATCGAACTCGAACAGCGGATGCTCATGACGATGCCGGGCGGGTGGAAGATGGCCCAGGTCCACGCCGAACAGCCAGCGACGACCTACGCGGAGTTCAAGAACCAGATCCTGAACGAGATCGCCCGGTGCCTGAACATGCCGTTCAACGTCGCGGCGGGCAACTCCTCGGGCTACAACTACGCTTCGGGTCGCCTCGACCACCAGACGTACTTCAAGTCGGTCCGCGTGGAACAGGCCCATCTCGGCGCGGTCGCCCTGGACCGCATCTTCGGGGCATGGATGCAGGAAGCGACCCGCGTGTTGAGTCTCCCGCTGCTCCTCTTGCGCAAGCGAGGCGCGTACCCGCACCAGTGGTTCTGGGACGGCTACGAGCACGTGGACCCGGCGAAGGAAGCGAGGGCCCAGACGACCCGCCTTGCGAACCACACGACCACGCTGGCGATTGAGTACGCGAAGGCGGGCCTGGACTGGGAGGAGCAGCTCCGGCAACGGGCCAAGGAGAAGGAACTGATGCGGGAACTGGGCCTGACGGAACCCGAGGCCCTGCCTGTGGCAGAAAAGGACGACGAGGATGAGCCGGAAACGAACCGTGAAGCTGCCTGAGTCGGTCCCGACGACCTTCGAGATCTGCGGCGAGGCGGGTGCTCTGGCCATCGAGGCCGCCGCCGAAGAAGGTCAGCAACTGCGGCGGTTCACGATGACGGCCTACACCGGCGGCGAGATGGTCCTGGCTGGGTGGCCCTACCCGGTGGTCGTGGACCTGAAGGGCCTGAAGATCCCGAAACAGTCGCGGCCGATTCTCAAGGACCACAACCGCAGCCTGATCGTGGGTCACACGGACCGGATCACGAAGACCGACACCACGCTCGAGGTCACCGGTGTCATCTCCGGCGCCGGCCGCGTGGCACAGGAGGTGGTCCAGTCGAGCGAGAACGGCTTTCCCTGGCAGGCGTCGGTCGGCGCCCGGGCCGAGAAGGTCGTGTTCGTGCCGGAGGGTAAGACGGCCCGCGCAAACGGCCGCGAGTTCTCCGGGCCGGTCTACGTCGCCCGGCGTGCGACGCTCGGCGAGATGAGTTTCGTGGCATTGGGAGCGGACGAGGACACGAGTGCGAAGGTGGCCGCCCAGGCGGCCCGACAGAACACGGAGGTGTTTGCGATGAACTTCGAAGAGTGGGTGGAAGCACAGGGCTTCACGCTGGCGGACCTGTCGGAGAAACAGGCCGAGAACCTCAAAGGCACGTACGAGGCCATCGAGGCGAGTCAGGCCGGCGGCGAAGGTGACGATGGCGGCGAGGAGCCGCCTCCGGCCGACCCGGACGGGTCCGACGAACCGCAGGTCACGCAAGCCGCGCCAAGCGCGGTGGACGCGAAAGCGGCCGTCGAGAACCTGCGGGCGGAACTGGCCACTGAGACGAAGCGCGTGGCCACGATCCGCAAGACCTGCGCCGGCAGGCATCCGGAGATCGAGGCGAAGGCCATCGAGGAAGGCTGGGACGAGACGAAGACCGAGTTGGAGGTCCTTCGGGCCTCGCGTCCCAAGGCCCCGGCGGCCCACGTACCGGAGGCCGGTGTCAACGGCACCGTCCTCGAGGCCGCCTGTCTCCTGACGGCCGGTCTCCAGAAACCCGAGGACCACTGTGACGAGCAGGCGCTCGACGCGGCCGCCAAGCGGTTCCGCGGCGGCATCGGCCTCCAGGAACTGTTGCTGGAGGCGGCGTGGGCCAATGGGTACACCGGCCGCAACTTCCGAGCGACCCGCGAGGTCCTTCGGTTCGCCTTCGGCCAGAACCTGGCGGCCGCCTTCTCGACCATCGACATCGGCGGCATCCTGTCGAACGTCGCCAACAAGTTCCTCCTGGACGGGTTCTTCAGCGTCGAGCGCGTGTGGCGCAACATCTGCGCCGTCCGCAACGTCTCGGACTTCAAGACCGTCACCTCCTACCGCCTGATCGGCAAGGACCAGTACGAGCCGGTCGCGCCAGGCGGGGAACTCAAGCACGGCACGCTGGGAGAGGAACAGTACGCGAACAAGGCCGATACCTACGGCCTGCTCCTGTCGGTCGACCGGCGTGACATCATCAACGACGACCTCGGCGCCATCACCACCGTGCCCCGGAAACTCGGCCGTGGGTCGGGCCTGAAGATCAACGACGTGTTCTGGACGATCTTCCTCGCCAACTCGGGGTTCTTCAAGACGGCCAACAAGAACTACCTGACGGGGACCGACACGGTCCTGTCGATTGACGGCCTGACGAAGGCGGAGGTGGCGTTCCTCGACCAGGTGGACTCGGACGGCAAGCCCATCGGCATCATGCCGCAGATCGTCCTGGTGCCGACGGCCCTGTCGGCCATGGGCACGCAGCTCTACAAGTCGCTGGAACTGCGTGACACGACGGCCTCGACCAAGTACCCGGTCGCCAACCCCCACCAGGGCAAGTTCCGGGTGGAGGTCAGCCGGTACCTGGCGAACACCCATTACACCGGCGCGAGCGACAAGGCGTGGTACCTGCTGGCCGACGCGAACGACCTGCCGGTGATCGAGGTCGCGTTCCTCAACGGTCAGGAGTCGCCGACCATCGAGACGGCCGAGGCGGACTTCAACGTCCTGGGTGTCCAGATGCGGGGCTACCATGATTTCGGGGTCGCTCTGCAGGATCCGAAGGGCGGGGTGAAAAACAAGGGCGAGGCGTAGGCTGATGGTCCTGAGGGCAAGGTACAAGGAAGGCGACCCCCCGGTGACAGGCCCGGGGAGCCGTGACCGTGATACCCACGGTCCCATGCCATGCCTTGCCGCGCGCGCCACATCTCTCTGCCCGTTTCTGACGCCTGTCCGTCAGCGATCCCAAGGGATCGAGGGAAGGGCTGTGGTTATCCCCGCATGGGGTTTTCCCGGAAGGGTCAATATGGCCTTCAAAAGACACCTCCTTCCGGCCGCTGAAGTGCGGCTAACCGCATTGTACACGCTTTGAGGGCGAAAGGAAACGAACATGGCAACTTTCGTGCATGACGGTGCGGCCGTCGATTACACGCCCGGTTCGGACGTGGCGGCCGGCGACGTGGTGGTCCAGGGCGACCTGGTGGGCGTGGCCAAGCAGCCCATCGCGGCCGACGCGCTCGGCGCGCTCGCCGTCGCGGGCGTCTTCGACTTCCCGAAGACGGCCGGCGTCGGAGAGGCCATCGGCGCGGGCGCCAAGGTGTACTGGGACGTCGGTGACAGCGTGGCCAAGACGGACGACGAGTCGGGCGCCAACAAGCTGATCGGCAAGACGGTCGCGGCAGCCGGCGACGACGACGCGACGGTCCGCGTGCGCCTCAGCCAGTAAGGGACCGCCGCCGTGGCCGACCTGCTGGAACAAGGGGCCGCCTGGCTCGATGAGCAGCGTGCCAAACACGCTTCGCAGGCGGTGACGTACGAGCGTGGCGAGGACTCGGTCGAGGTCCAGGCGACGGTCGGCCGCAAGTCCTACCAGGTGGAGGGCGGTTACGGCGCGCTGGTGTGGGCTGACTCGACGGACTTCATCGTGTCGGCAGCCGAACTGGTCCTGGGTGGCGAGGCGGTTCTGTCGGAACGGGGCGACCAGATTCGTGTGACGGATGGCCAGGCCGTCCACGTGTACGAGGTGATGTCGCCCGGAGGCGAGATGAGCCATTACGAGCCGTCGGACCCGTACCGGAAGGCGTGGCGCATTCACACGAAGCACGTGGATACGGAGGTGGTGTGATCCAAGAGCCAAGCGACCATGACCTCCTGATTCGGATCGATGAGCGGTTGCAGAAGGTGGAGAGCTGCCTCGTGAACCATCTTCAGCACCACTGGGCCGTGACGATCACCGCGCTGGCTGCCGCCGTCGGCGCTATCGCGGCTGCCATCCTCGCCCTGCTGTAAGGAGACCTGACATGGCCGTCATCATCGACATCGCCGACGCGGTGGTGACCGAACTGAACGCCGCCACGCTGAGCCTGCCGCTGACGGCCGAGCGCCATTACCGGCCCATCTTCGACCTGAAGGACATGAAGACGCTCCACGTGACGGTCGTGCCGAAAGGCGTCGAGGTAACGCCGGCGGGTCGGAGCAACAACCACTACGACTACCAGGTCGACGTGGCGGTCCAGAAGAAGTTCAGCAAGGGCGATGCGGCTGAACTCGACCCGCTCGTGACGCTCGTCGAAGAGATCGCCGACTTCTTCCGCCTCCGGCGCCTCACGGCGTACCCGACCGCCGTCTGGCGAAGGACCGAACACCCGACCGTCTACGCACCCGAGCACATGGATGAACTGCGGCAGTTCACGAGCGTCCTAACGTTCACGTTCCGTATTGTGAGGTAACCATGGCTAACAACGTCCTGATGCGAAAGATCGAGGTGACGGCGAGTTACCAGCCGCTCGCCTCCGAGCCGACCGTCGTCGCCGTGACAATCTCTTCGCCCCCGACGAATACGGGGACGGTGTATTTCAAAGGCGACGACGGCTCCGACGTGCCCTGGGTGCCGGGCGAGTGGCACGACTTCGAGCGTGTGGACCTTTCAGAGATCGAGGTCAAAGGCGCGCCGGGCAACACCGTCACGCTGGTGGGAGGGACCTGGTAGTGGGGTACCGGGTGGTCAACTCGGCGCTGATCGCCGACGGCACGGTCGAGACGGTCGACCTCACCGACTGCGCTGTGACCTGCGCGAAGATCGCCAACGGCGCGGTCGCCGAGGCCAAGATTGCCGGCGGCGCCGTGACCGGTGCGAAGATCGCCTGTGGGTCGATCTGCTCGGGGCACATCTGTGGCGACAACGCGTTCACGTTCCCGCAGACGGTGGCGGTGCTGGGCGGACTCGAGGTATCGGCCGAGACCCAGATCCAGAGCGACCTGGTCGTCGGCTACGACTTCTCCACAGGCGCCGGGTACTTCGACTACGGTCTCTTGGCCCCCTTTGGCGGCTCGGAGCTCGAGACGGGCGGTTCGATTCGCTGGTGCACGTACGATGCCAGATTGCAGGTCTACTGCGGTGGATGCTGGTACAGCCTCCAATTCGAGAGCGGGTGCTGAGGCCGGCCCGGACGTGGACGGCCTGGCCATTCGCCCCGAGGCGACGCGGGCCATCGTGCTCACGTGGCCGGACCACGCTTTGACGTGGGAAGGGGCCGCGTGGCTATACCACCTGCTGCCGCCTGAGAACATCATCGGCTTCTGCGGCCGGAACCTGGTGGTGGCCCGGAATGCGGTGGTCAAAGAGCTGTGCCTGAAGGCACCGCCCGAGATCACGAACTTCATCCTGATGGACCGCGACATGCGGCCGGGGCAGGCGGCGCTGCCCATGCTTCAGGCCGAGGGCGACGTGGTGGGATGCACGTACCCGATCTCGCACATGGCCGGCTGGGCGGACCCGGCGATGATCCACCTGGGCATGGTGCGGGTCAGGCGGAAGGTGTTCGAGGCACTGGAGCCGCCGTGGTTCCTGTTCGGTTACGCCGAGGACGGGGCGGGCCTCGGCCTGTGTGAGTGCGGGTATTTCCGGGACAAGGTCGTGGAGGCAGGTTTCACGGTCGTCCGCGCCGGCTGGTGTGACCACGATCGGAAACGGTAGGAGAAGGCCATGGGCCGCAGGAACGAGACGCGCGAGGTCGTGGATACCGCGAAGGGCAAGCGCCTCAAGGTTGTTCACACACGGACGGACGAGCGGCTGATGGACGAGGCGCAGGTCCAGGCCGCCATCGAGAACATCGACAACCGCATCGCGCGGATGGAGGCGGAGTTGGTGGACCTGAGGGCTGCACGGGACGACCTGGCGGCCAAGAAGCCACAACTGAAGGAAGCGTGATGGTCGGCATGACGGTGAGAACGCGAAGCGACGTGCCGAAGGTGCTGCGCAAGGTGCGGCGGGCGACCATCGAGAGCCTGGGTCACGCCGGCGCTGCTATCCGTCTTACGGCGCGACGCAGTATCCGGCGTTCGCCTCGGCCGTCGGCGCCCGGCAAGCCGCCGCACACACGGCGCGGGCAACTTCGCGGAGCGATCCTGTATGCCGTCGAACGGGCCCAAGATCGTGTGATCATCGGGCCGGACTATGCGGGCATCGGCCTCTCGGCCACGGCCCACGAGTTCGGCGGCAGGTACCGGCGCGGCCGGTACCCGAAACGGCCCTTCATGGGCCCGGCGCTTGAGAAACTGCGACCCAGGCTCCCGAGGCTGTGGGCCGGGTCGGTGAGGTGAGGAGCAAACCATGGGATTCAAACTCGGAATGGAAGCGCGGCTGTACCAGAACACGGGCACCTACGAAACGCCGACGTGGACCGAGATCGACAACGTCAAGGACGTGACGCTGAACCTGGAGACGGGTGAGGCGGACGTCACCACGCGCGCGAACAACGGTTGGCGTGCCACCGCGGCCACGCTGAAGGACGGGTCGGTCGAGTTCGAGATGGTCTGGGACACGGCCGACGCGGGGTTCACGGCCATCCAGGAGGCGTACTTCGACAACACCTCCCTCGAGTTCGCCGTCATGGACGGTGACATCGCCACGAGCGGCACTCAAGGGCTCCGGGCGACGATGGCCGTCACGAACTTCTCTCGGAACGAACCGCTGGAGGAGGCCATCACCGTCAGCGTCACCATCAAGCCGACCTACGCCGACAACGCGCCCGAGTGGATGGAGGTGCCGTAGACCATGAAGACGTTCGACGACAACGCCGGGCGGACCTGGACCGTCGCTGTGACCATCAACGCCGTCAAGCGCGTCAAGGGCCTGCTGGACGTGGACCTCACGGACCTGATGGACGGTGACCCTCCGCTGCTGACGCGCCTGGACACCGACATCGTGCTCCTGTGTGACGTGATCTTCGCCCTCGTCAAGCCCCAGGCGGACGAGCAGGGCGTGACGGACGAGGCGTTCGCCGAGGCCCTGGGCGGTGACGCGATCATCGCGGCGCACGATGCGCTGTTGGAGGAACTCGCGGATTTTTTCCGGAGCCTTCGCCGGACGGACGTCACGAAGGCGGTGGAGAAACAGATCGCCATGGTCCGGGCAGCGGTCCAGGCAGCCGAGGCGAGGATCGAGGCAGTGGACGTGGATCGGGAGATCGAGGAGGCCTTTCGGTCTGGCGACTTATCTGGCAACTCGCCGGGCTCGTCGGAACCGACCCCGGACCGTTGACGCTCCGGGAACTCGTGTGGATGGCCGAGGCCCGGTGCCGGGAGGCGTGGAATCACACGAGCGCGGTGATGGCGCTGCTGGCAAACATCCACCGGGATCCCAAGAGAGGGAAGGCTTTCAAGCCGTCGGACTTCAATCCGTACGAGGTGAAGCGCGGCCAGGGCGTTCCGCTTCGGGCGGGGAACATTGGTCTGCTGAAACAGGTCTTTGTCAGGCGCGGGAAGGGAGGAGACGTATGAGACGACTGGCGATGTTGGGAGTGGTGTGGTGGATCGTGCTCATCCCGACCGGGGCCCTGGGGTGTCAGGCGATCCAGGTGCCGACCGAACGGCAGGCCCTTCGGGCAAGCGCGGACGTGTACGCGACGACCGTGATGTTGCTTGCCGAATACCGTCGCGCCGGCTTCATCGACGATGAGGCGGCCGAGCGGATCAACACGGCCATGCGACTTGCACGGGCAGCGCTGAACGAGTGGTACGCGGCCGTCAAGGAGAACCGGCCTGTGAGCGAGGCCGTCTCGAACTTCAACCGTCAGCTCCAGGTCCTTCTGGATGAGAAGTTGGCCGCAGACAGGAGGCGGGTGAAATGACTGACCTCACGAACATTCTGATCCTGATCCACCTGATCACCGAAGCCACGGGGCTCGTGGCGCGGGCCATCGAGGCCGGCAGGGACGTGACGGACGAGGAACTCGCGGCCGTCTTCGCCCGGTGTGACCGGGCTGACGCCGCGTGGGATAAGGCGAACGCCGAAGGAACAGACAAGGGGCAGACCGATGGCTGACGAGAAGAACGTCGTCGTCCAGTGGCTCGAAGGGAAGAAGACCTACGCCGTGGCGGTCACGATCCTGGTGTGCGGTGTCCTCCAGCTGTACGGCGTCGAGATCCCGGAGTTCGTGTGGGCTGCGCTGGTTGCGTTCGGCCTCGGCTTTCTCCGTGCGGGAGTCGCCAAGGGCCAGGGGTAACCGATGGTCTCGTCACGCGGTATCCGAGCGGGCGCGGCTTACGTCGAACTGTACGCCCACGATTCGAAGCTCGTCCGCGGCCTGAAGCGGGCCTCCAGGCGCCTCAAGGCGTTCGGCGCGAACGTCCGCAACATCGGTGCGCGCCTCGTCAAGGCGAGCGCCGTCATGGCTACACCGCTCGTGGCCGGCGCCAAGGTCTACGCCGACTTCGAGCAGCAGATGGCCAACGTTGCCACGATGCTCGACAAGCCTGCTGACCACATGGACGCCTTCAAGAAGGGCATCCGGTCGATGGCGGTGGAGTTCGGCGAATCGACCGAGGCGCTGGCCGGTGGACTGTACGACATCCTGTCGGCCAGCATTCCCGCCGAGAAGGCCCTGGAGGTCCTGGCCGTTGCTTCCAGGGCAGCGAAGGCAGGGCTCACGGACACGAAGACGGCAGCCGACGCCATCACGACGGTCCTGAACTCGTACGGCCTCGCGGCGGAGCACGCGGGTGCTGTCTCCGACCTCCTCTTCTCCGTGGTCAAGCGCGGCAAGACGACCTTCGCCGAACTCGCCCCGCAGATCGGTATGGTCGCATCCACCGCCGCCAGCGCGGGTGTGGGCCTCGATGAACTGGGCGCGGCCCTGGCCACCCTCACGCGCCACGGTGTGAAGACCGAGAACGCCGTCACGGCCGTTAACCAGATCGTCATGTCGTTCCTGAAGCCCTCGAAAGAGGCGGCTGACGTGGCCAGGCAACTGGGCTTTGAGATGTCGTCCGCGACGCTCCACACCGAAGGCCTCGCCGGGGTCTTCGAGAAGATCAGTCGCCTCTCGCCCGACGCCATCGCCAAACTGTTCCCGAACGCCCGGGCGCTGCGGGGCGTCATCCCGGCGCTCAAGAACATGGAAGGCTTTCTGGCGGACATCGGCGCCATGAGGACCGGAGCCGGGGCGACCGAGACCGCCTACAAGAAGATGGCCGCCACGCTCGCACACGCCTTCGCCCAGGTCAAACAGGCGGGGCTCGTGGCGCTGTCGGTGGTAGGCGAATCGCTTGCCGAGCCGCTCTCGAAGGCGGCTGCCACCATCAAGCGGTACGCTGCGTTCGTCACCGACCTCATCGCCCGGAACAAGGGCCTCGTGGTCGCTGCCGCGAAGGTCGTTGCCATCATCGGCCTGGTGGGCGGTGCGCTCGTGGTCGTGGGTGCGGCAGGTTCGGCCCTGGCGACGGTCTTTGGCGGCATCGCAGCCATCGTCACAGGTGTGGGGACGGCTATCGGCGTACTTGGCACCGTTCTGGCTGCCCTCGTCTCACCCATCGGTCTTGTGATCGCGGCCGTGGCCGCCCTCGGCGCATACATCTTGTATGCGACCGGAGCGGCGGGGAAGGCCCTGAAATGGCTCGGGGAGAAGTTCGGTCAACTGAGGGAGTTTGCCGGCGAGGCGTACCGCGGCATCGCTGACGCCCTGGCTGCCGGCGACATCGGCCTCGCGGCTCGGATCCTGTGGCTGACGCTGAAGGTCGCCTGGCAGAAAGGCGTCGGCTGGCTCCTCCGCGTCTGGCTGCAGTTCAAGCATGGGTTCCTCTCGGTCGCCTACGCCGCGTTCTACGGGACGTTGGCGCTCGCGCGGACCGTCTGGCACGGCATCCAGATCGCGGCCGTCGAGGCGGCCGCATTCATGCTCAAGGCCTGGGACCGGTACGTCTTCGCCGTGGCCCGGGCGATGCTGTGGCTCCAGTCACGATTGACGAAGATCTGGAACGTCCTCAAAGGGAAGTTCGACGAGACGTTCGACCCTCAGGCCGCCAATCGTGCCGTCCAGCAACAGTACGAGTACGGGAGTCAGTACCTCAAGGAGGAAGGTGCGCGTCGCCAGAAGACGCTCGAGGGGGCCCGTCAGCGGGTCCGTGAGCACGAGCAGGAGCAGTACGAGGCCGGGATGGCCGAGATCAGCCGGGCCCACCAGGCGAAGAAGCGGGCCATGGAAGAGGAGGCTCGGACTCGGACGGCCGCGGCCCAGGCCGAACTGGATCAGGCCCGCCAGGAGTGGCGCGCTGCCATCGCCGAGGCACGCAGGAAACGCGAGGCCCGTGAGGCCGCCGACGAGGGCCCCGGCAAACTCAAGGGACCTGCGAGCCTCGTAGGCAAGGTCCAGGACAGCCTGGCCGGTCTGGGTGACACGCTGAAGAAGACGGCCGAGCGCACCATCAGCGTCACCGGCACGTTCAGTGCCATGGCGGTGGCCGGACTCGGTGCCGGCAGCGTGGCCGAACGGACCGCCAAGGCGACCGAGGAGACCGCCCAGAACACCAAGAAACTCGTCACGGAAACCCGCGTCGGCGGGCTGACCTTCAGCTAGCACAGGACGGCCATGGCCATCACCGTTACCGAAAAGCCCGACAGCCGCCCGTCCTCGGACGGCCAGGACGCCTCAGCCGAACTCCTCTACACCGTCCGCGGGACGGCCGACGATGCTGCAGCGAAGGCGGCGCTGGCGTCCGAGGCTCCCACGACGCACGGTGACCTCGTCCGGCAGACCTGGGGCGTCGAACCGGTCCACGTCGATACCGGGAGTCCCGACGACTGTATCTGGGACGGCACGGTCCGATACGGCCGTGTGAACAACACGCCGCCGGAGACCGGCGAGTCCGTGTTCAACTTCGACACGGGCGGCGGGACGCAGCATATCACCCAGAGCCTCCAGACCGCGGGCAGTTACGCGCCGCCGGGCAAGACGGCCCCGAACTTCAAGGGCGCGATCGGCGTCACACACGACTCGGTCGAGGGCGTGGATATCACCGTCCCGATCTACCAGTTCTCCGAGACGCATTACCTGGCCGACTCGGTCGTGACGCCCGCCTACAAGGCGACGCTCTTCAACCTGACCGGCAAGGTTAACTCGGGCGCGTTCAAGGGCTTTGAGGCGGGCGAGGTCCTGTTCCTCGGTGCGTCCGGGTCGAAGCGTGGCGAAACGGACTGGGAGATCACGTTCCGTTTTGCGGCCAGCCCGAACCGGACGGGCCTGACGGTCGGCGACATCACCGGCATCTCGAAGAAGGGGTGGGAGTACATGTGGGTCCGCTACGCCGACGCTGAGGATGACGACGCGAAGGAGCTCGTCAAGCGGCCCACGTCCGTGCACGTGGAGAAGGTGTACGAGGAAGGGGACTTTGTGGGCTTGGGGATTGGCTCATGAGACAGGAGAATCGCAGGTGCTGCGGCTCAGCAGTTGACGTACTGGATCGGGTTCCGGCTCCGCTCGCTGAAGTATCCGTCGACGGAGCGCCCGAGGTACTTCCTTCGGACAGGATCCAGTGCAACTGTTCCGACGAACTCCCACCGGCCTTTCATCGGATGGCCCTGATGGTGCCACGCGTTGAAGGTGGAACCGGACCGCAACCACTGCGATATGGCGTAGACCTCGCGGACGATGTCCCGGTACACGGCAAGGGCATATCGGGCTTTCTCTCTTCTGGTTCCGACGACCCACACGCCGCGGGTGGCGTCGTAGAGTTCGGCTTCCGAGATCCCATAATGGTACATACGGCTGATCCGGATGAGCATCACGGGTTCGGTGATCCGGGCCGGCTTCCGCTGGTAGAGCGAGAGCACCTGGTCGAGGGACATGCGGCCCTGGCGGGAACTGTGATGTCCGTGAACACGGTTAGACAGCCGGTCGAGGCCGACGAGGTCAATCGCCGCCATCTCAACAGCCAGTGCCGCCTTCTCGTCCTTCAGGCCGTGGATGAGGACCTCTACGCGAGGTTCCAGCCCGCGCTTGCGGAGCCCCCGAATCTTGGCGCCGTGAGGGGTTTTGCCTCGCCCGTCTACGTGACAGAGCAAGCGGTTGCCTTTCCCCTTGCCGACGTAGAACACCTCGTCGGTCTCGGGGTCGACGTACAGGTAGACGTAGTAGCCCAGTTCGCGAGTGACGCACGAAGGGAGCCTCTTGATCATGGCTCCTCCCTCCTCCTTGCCGCACGGATGCTCAGCGTCTTCAGCACGGACACTCCCAGCGTTAAAGGCTTGTTGAACATGCGTAGTATAGCGAGTGCTGGGGGGGATGGCGAGTGAGCCTGCAGAAAGTCAAGTCCGGCGACCCACTGGAGATCCCGGCACGCACCCACAACGCCTTCATCGACGCCGCCCGTGACCACCTGGCCCGGCAGCAGAACGTGGCAGGTGCGCCCGTTGCGGAACTCCGTCCTGGCGGCATCGTGCCGGTGAAGAACGCAAGCGGCGCGGATCGCGAGCGGTTCGATATCCTGGGCATCGATGCGCCGATCTTCACGCCCACCGACAACGAGGACGGTTTCAAGAACCAAGTCGCCCTCAAAGGCGTCCTGCCCACCGAAGCCGACCACGCGGGCAGGTTCGCTATCCTCCTTGAGCCGCTGAAGGCGGGCGCCATCGGCCTCGCGTGCGTCCAGGGCGTCTGTCCTGTGAAGGTCAGCGTCGAGGACGAGGACCACCCCTGCGCCGACGTGAACGACGGCCAGGCCGGAAGTCTCAAGAGCGGCGTGAGCGGGGCTGCCTTCATCCTCTGGAAGGAGTCCGGCACGGGCGAGAAATGGGCCGTGGTCAAACTCGGCGTGCCCCCCGACTCGCTCGGCAGCCTGTTTGCCGTGCTGGTCACGAAAGACGGCGGGGTGGCCGGAGACGCCGCGACCGACTGCACGTTCACCTACACGGTCAAGGACCTTCTCGGCGCGGAACTCGCCACGGCCCTTTCGCCCCTGCGGCCGCGCTTTGCGCACACCGAGTACGTCGAGCCGGGCGCGGATTCGCCGGGCACCGCCTGGTACGACGCCCAGGGGGACCTGCAACTCCTCGAGGCGGTCGAGGAGGTGCCGAAGACCGACCTCGTCGCGGTTCTCACCAGCCTGCGCTATGACACCACCGCGCACGAGTTCCAGTACAAGAAGACCAGCGTGCGGGTCATCGAGACCGAAGATGAGGACGCCGCATGGACCGCCATCACGGACCTGACGGAATGCGACGACACGTGATTCAGGGGCGCTCGCCGTGGCCTACTCAGACAAGCCGATGTACAGCAAGAAGACCGGCAAGCCCATCTACCGCAAGAGCAACGACAGGCTGATCTACGGCGACCCGGACGACTGTGACTGCTGCGGGGGAATTGGCGGATGCTGCGGCTCCGACAACCCTCCCGGCCACCCCCAGAACGATGCCGTCATTACCATCGTTGGGGAGTGCGGCACGGACGAGTGGGGCGAGCCGTCCGAGTTCTGCTCCGACTGGTGTCACGAGGGGGCCGGGGCGTACGAGTGGTATGGCTGCTGGTTCCAGCAGGGGCCTCCAACCGATGGTCTCGTGTGGTACTGGTATTTCGTCCCCGAGGAGGGGCACGAGTGGCGGCTGCAAATCAATTACGACTTGGACCTGGACATCTGGCAGGCGACCCTGTGGGGACACAACGACCAGAGCGTCACCTACCAGGGCGACATCCCGCCGCTCGCGTGTGACCACACGACTCACAAGCTCAGCGGCTCGTTTTCGCTGCCGGGCCTGGCCATTGCGCCTTATTGCGGGTGCGTAGGATGCACGGCGAACGTGACGATTGGCTGAGACCCGAGTTCTGCGAGTCCGCGCACTGCCACGTCGGTGCGCATTGCTGCGTCTGCCGCGACAAGGAGGGCGGTCGCCGGTGGCGACGGCTCATCGCCCAGCGGTTCGAAGTGGACGGCGTTGACTGGCCCTGTCCGCACGGGAACCCGTGGGGGTATCAGCCGCCGGAGCGAACGCGCCGGTCCGTCCTGCCGTATGTCGCCGCCAGCCACGGCACCCTGGCAGGGCGAGCCCCTGGCAGGGCTGCGCCCGCCGTGGCCCGCTGCCGTGGCTCGACCGCGAGCCGTACCCGTGCCAGGGAGCGTCGAGCGATCTGCGATGCGTGTGAGGTGCCAGCCCTGGAGTGCGAGGTCCGGTACAAGCGCGAACTTCAGGCGGCCAGCGGCAGAACCTGCTGGTTCAACCGATTCGTTCGCCGGGCTTCATCGTGCTGTCCCGCTGACCCGCCGAAGTGGTCGGCAGTGAACGAGCCGCGCCTGCCGGGAAGCATCATGCCGAAAGCGGCGGCATCCGTGTGATGGCTAAGCCCGCCTCTGCTCGTCCCTACTATCCGTGATGAGAGAGACCAGCGGCCTCGAGCAGATCGTCATCTGGCAGGACGGCGACAAGAACCTCCACGTGCGGGTCAAGAAGAACGGCATCTGGTTGCCGGACGGGACCGAACTGGACATGACGTTCAACGATTCCGGTCACGTCACGGACGGGTGGTGGGATTGAGGTTGGTGCAGCACGGCTACACCAAGAACGGCCAGTTCTACGGCTGGTACAGCACCATCGAGGTCGAGATCGACAAAAAAGGCCACGTAACGGGTGCTTGGCAGAGCAGCTGACGGTGCCTGTGTGTGCCACTTCTCAGCCGCCCCCACTGTCAGACCCCGCGCGCCGCCGCGCTTCCGCTGGCGCTCCCCCACCGGCAACTTCCCGTGGACCGCCACCGCTCACGCACGTGCTCATGGTTCGGTAAGGCACGTGCAAACAGGAAGGCCGGGTACACCGTTGGGAGGATTCCTGAGCAGCCAGCACCCGGCGTCTGCGGATCCTATGCCCAAGGTGCGCAACATCGTGTTGCGCGATGGGTCGGACTTGACGCCGTGCAACGGATGTGGTACCTTAGGCTTGACTAGGGTAGACGATGAGGGGCTTGGCGGAATGCCTACCGAAGTCAACGGCACAGAGTATTTCTCAACCACAGAGGTTGCGGAGCGCGCCTGCGTGTCGAGGCAGACAATATGGCGCTGGCGAAAGAGCGGCGTGATCCCTCCTGGGCGTAGGTACCGGAACGGTCAGGTGCTTTTTACGGAGGAAGAGGCGGATGCCATCGAGGCGCACGCAAACAGGCTCGAACCTCTTGACAGTGGATTCCAGACGCACCCCACGCTATTCTGACAGAGCCCTTGTTTGACACAGGAAGGCAGAATCTCTGTGCATGAAGTATATTTGGACAACAACTCGACAACGAAGCTGCTTCCGGAGGTCTGCGAAGCTGTCATTGCGGCCGCGCAAGGGGACGCGTCCAACCCGTCGAGCTCGCAGCCATCTGGCGATAGAGCTCGAGCGGTTTTGCGAGACTCGCGTGCCGCGCTTGCGGAGCTCATTGGCTGTGATCCTGGCAGTCTCTACTTCACGAGCGGAGGCACCGAAGCGAACAGTTGGGTCCTGCAGGCGCTGGCGCGCAGGGAGGTAGCCACGGCCAACAGGATCCTGACGTCTCCCATCGAACATGCGTCGATCTTGCGGACGTGCGACGCCTTGGCAGATATTGGGGTGACCGTCGACCTGCTACCAGCTGATGTCTGCGGTCGGGTAAACGTTGTTGATCTGGCAGCGTCCCTGCAGCGGCCAACCACGCTGGTAAGTATTCAATGGGCCAACAATGAGACCGGCGTCGTTCAGCCTATCCAGGCCATTGCCGAGGAATGTCGGCGAAGAGGTGTGCTTTTCCACACCGATGCCGCTCAGGCTGTCGGGAAGCTACCCATTGACCTCCACGAGCTTCCTGCCGATTTTCTCACCCTAACCGCCCACAAGTGGCATGGACCGGCAGGTGTGGGTGCCCTCTACGTTCGCTCCCCTCGTCGGTTCGGGCCACTCTTCTTCGGTGGTGGACAGGAAGCTGGGCTTAGGCCTGGCACGGAGAACATCCTTGGCATCGCCGGGATGGGCTGCGCAGCTCGATTGCGTTCTGCACGACTCGCCGAGGTTTCTGCCGCGATGCAACGACTCCGAGACGAGTTCGAACAACAGTTGCTGCAGCGCATTCCCAGCGCAGTGATCAATGGCGGGGGGGCAGATCGCATCTGCAATACGTCGAACGTGCTCTTTGCAGGAATCGACGGCGAAGCGATGGTGGCGCAGCTGGGGCTTGAGGGGATCTCCTGCTCTCAGGGCTCCGCTTGTGAATCGATGCGGCCCGAGCCCTCGCGCGTCCTCAGGGCGATGGGGCTAAGTGAGGAGGACGCCTATGCTAGCATCAGGTTTAGCTTCTCGGAGCTGAATAGCAACCTCGACGTCGATGTCGCGGTGGAGACTATTGGCCGTGTCCATGAGCTTATTGCGGCGCGTTCGCGCTCGCTAGCCCGCCAAAGGAGTGAGGTGTAACGGTGCGTTTTTCGGGGCACGAGACATTTCCGGTCCGAGATGGGTGGCTACATAAAGGCTTAGCATTGTTGTTGGGGGCCCCTGAGGAGTTCCACTCGAAGCATGCGGCAGACTACTTGGGGGTTGGGAAAAACATGGCCCGGTCAATCAAGCATTGGCTCCAAGCCACGAAACTTGCCATGCCCGATCCCTCTCGCCGGGGACATCTCAATGTTACCGACTTCGGCCACTGCGTCGCAGAGCAGGATATCTACTTCGCCGAGCCCGGCACATGGTGGTTCCTGCATATTAACCTCCTCGGCGAGCCGGTGTACGCTGATACTTGGTTCTGGTTCTTCAATTCTTTTGGTCTGCAGCGATTCGAGCGGGCCACTGTAGTCGAGAATCTACGTCGCTTTCTGCAAGCCCAGGCTAGGCGGATGCCGAGCCATACGACGCTCCAAAGAGACGTGGCTTGCCTTCTGGCGAGCTACGCTCGGTCCATTCCAGGTGAGAGGCTGGACCCCGAGGAATCTCGCGACTGCCCCTTCCAGGAATTGGACCTGATGAGCCACTTCCAGACATCTGGCTACTACCAAGCCCATCAAGGCCCTAGGAGTATTGAGCCGGAGGTCTTGGGCTACTGCTTGTCGGCTGCCTTTGCGGATGGCCAAGAAGGCGGTGCGCGGAGGGATGTCCGTGTGTCAGAGGCTGCGCGGGTGGCTGGCGGGCCTGGGAAGGCCTTTGCTTTGAGCCCGGAGGGAGTGCTCGATTCGGCACTTCAGGCTGAGGAACACAGCAGCGGTGAAATTGAAGTCGCAGGCCACGCGGGTGAACGCGTGATCCGCTTCATGCCTCGCACTCCGGTGCAGTGGGCCCAGCGCTACTACGACCGGGCACACCATATGGGGGAACAGCATGCCGCATAGAGCGGGTCGGCGCGCAGGCGGTGATGGGGGCCTTTCGGCAGAGCGGGTCCTGCGTTCGATTAACCTCTGCTACGATGCAAGTGCTCCAGAGAGAATCTCGCACTTCCGCCCCACAAGCAAGAGCGTGGCTCTGGTGCGTAGCCTCCTTGCCCAAGCCGAGGAGCGCGCCTTTCTCATCGTCGCTCCGTATGGCTCGGGAAAGTCGATAACGCTTGCATATCTGCTGCAGCTCATAGAGAACCGCGCGTCTGCACAGGCTACGCTCAAGGCTATTGAAGGGCGGCTTGCGGGCGTGTCGCCTGAGTTGCACCGTTTTGCTCGACGTAGGCGTCGACAGGGGAGAAAGGGCCTTGTTGTGGCCCTCCATGGCTACTGCAGCGACTTGCCAATGCGTCTCAAGGAAGCAGTCCTAGAGGCCATGGGGAGAATGAAACTGGGGCGCCAAGCGAGGACCATTGGGGCACTGCCTTCCGGTTCTATCGAACAGGCTGTCAACCTCCTCGCCGTTCTCCAACAGAAGTGTCGAGCAAGTGGCTTGGATAGAATCAGCATTATGTGGGACGAGGCAGGTCGGCACATTGAGGCCTTGGTGAGCCACGGTCGTGCCTCTGAACTGGCAGACATTCAGCTACTTGCCGAGTTTGCCTCCAGATCGAGTGATCTGCCAATCACCTTGGGCCTCGCACTTCACCAGGCCCTCTTTCACTATGCGGGGCAGATGCCGCAGTCAGTGCGCACCGAGTGGATGAAGATCTCGGGCCGCTTCCAGGAAACCCAGTACATCGACGATAGCCGAGAGGTATACCGCTTGGTGTCCGAGGTTGTGGCAGCCAACAGAGGCAAGGTGGGGCGGCCGCCAAGGAAGCGATTCCTGGATATAGCCCGACGGTGCCGCGACGATCTCGGCCTCTTCCCTGGCGTGGCGCTGACGCAACTGGCCGAAATGCTCGGGCGAGCGTATCCGTTGGAACCCATAGCCTTCTACCTCCTGCCCAGGGTATCCGCCCGTGTCGCCCAGTACGAAAGAACCCTTTTTACATTCCTTTACTCGGTGGACATGACTCGACCCATCTCCGCGGCCGACTTGTATGACTACTTCTCTTCGGCCATGAGGGCTGACACTACTGTTGGGGGAACGTACAAGCAGTGGCTGGAGACGCAGAGCGCCCTTCTGAAGGTCCACGACGACCCCAAGCAAGCCCAGGTGTTGAAGACCGCCTGTCTGCTGGGTCTGGGGACGAGCGGAGAACGAGCTAGAGCTGGGCGGGAGATGGTGACGGTGGCTTTGGCTGGTCTTGACGACAAGGCGCCGTGGAACGACACCATTGATGCGCTTATTGAAAGAAATTTGCTTCTCCATCGCAAGCATAATGATGAGCTTTCGGTGTGGCACGGCACAGATTTCGACCTTCGCGGGAAACTCGAGGAGGAGAAGAGCCGGCATGCTGGCAGCTTCGCCCTCGTAGAGTTCCTCACACGCGAGGCACCCCCCAAGACATGGAAGCCGCTGCAGCATAACAGTAGATGCGGCGTCTGTCGGTACTGGGAAGGTGAGTACGTTTCCCCAGAGGCCTTTGCCTCTCTTGCACGTGGCGAGCGGGAAGCTTCGATCCCGGTGGGGTGTGACAGCAAGATCCTCTATCTTCTAGCGGAGGACCACGAGCAACTCAAGCTTGCCGGCAATCTAGCGAAACGTTGGCGCGCAGATCCACGGTTGCTTGTGGTGGTGCCTGCCAGACCTCTACGGGCACGCGATGCAGCCCTAGAGGTCTTCTGCCTCTCCGAGATGGTCCACAATGGCGACCTCGTTGGCAGCGATCCGCTCGTAGCGCCCCAACTTCAGCAGATGATGGACGACGCACGGTCGCACCTCCACAGAATGCTTGACGGGATGCTCATTCCCGGGAGGGATGGTCCGGCGTGGTTCTGGCAGGGAGAGGAGATGGCTGCAGGAACTGTAGGCGAACTGCGCCGAACTCTATCGGATATCGCTGACCAGGTGTTCCCCTTGACACCAGTGATCCGGAACGAATTGGTCGTCAGGCGGAAACCCTCGGGGACAGTTGTCAATTCGAGGAAGAAGCTCTTGCTCGGGATCCTCGATAGACATGGCCAAGAGAACCTTGGGATAAGGGGGCACTTCCCGGACTACTCCATGTTTCGCACTGTGCTTGTCCATACCGGACTCTATCGAGAGGGCGAGGGTCGATGGGGCTATGTCGCGCCCTCCTGCAAAGGACTGGAGCGCGGCATCGCAGCGGTATGGCAGAAGCTCCAGACCTTCTTTGGCGAGCCCAGCGAGAAGCCGAAAAGACCTGCTGACTTACTCAGGGAACTGCGCGAACCACCTTATGGCGTCAGAGAGGGCCTGCTGCCTATTCTGTTTGCGGCTGGTTTCAAGGCGTTCTCGCGGGTCGTATCGCTGACCAAGGACGGCCGGTACGTCACGGACGTCATGCCTGACGACATCGAGGATCTATGTCGCCATCCGGACTCCTACGCTCTCTCGGTCCTAGCCTTGGGCGAGGACGAACTCCGCTACCTACGCAGGCTGCACAGCTGCTTTAGCCCGGTGTCCGACGTCATCGTGGCAGAGAATGACCTGATCCGCCTCTGCTACGACGCGATTCAGGGATGGAAGTTCCAGCTGCCGTCGTCCGCCTTGGCCACGAAGAGCTTGTCAGGCCAAGCGATGCAGTTCCAGCAGGCGCTGCGAGAGGACGAGGATCCGGTCAAGCTGTTGCTTCAGGATCTTCCTGCAATTGCCGGGGTTCAGGTTGAGAAGGTTGATGAGGTCCTCGATGCCATCCGCGAAATGAGGCGCGGGATGGAAGGCGTAGCCAAGACTTTCGTGGACAAGGCGTCAGCCTCCATACGCAAAGCGTTAACCCATGGTTCTTCCGAAGGCGCAGGTGACCTTCGCGAACTCGCGTCCCGTTGGTCGGCTAGCATTCCCGAAGCAGTTCTGGCCGGAGCTGTTCCTGCCGTTGCCAAGGGCCTTCTCAGTCGAATGCAGAGCGAGTACGATATCGATGAGCTCTTGGTCGAGTCGCTGTCTTTGCTGATCGTTGGGCGTCCGATAAGTCGCTGGGACGATGGCACTGCAGTAACCTTTGACAGCCGCCTCCGCGACATGGTACACAGGATCGAAGAGGCCGCACTTGACACCAAGGTGAATGGAGAAGACCGCCGTCACTGGGAGGGCATGAGTGATGTGATTCGTCAGCGCCTGGACTATCTCCTGAGGCAATTGGTCAGGTTGGCCGGTGAAGACGAGGCAAGAAGAGCTGTGGACGAGGTGCTGAGACGGCATCTGAGTGAGAAACCGCATGGCAGCGCTAGTTGAAGCGATTGCAACCATAGAGAAGCAGCCTGAGGTGCGGCACATCGTCAGCATTTCGGGCGGGAAAGACTCCGCGGCCTTGGCGGTCTATCTCCGCCAAGCCTATCCCAAGATCCCGGTGGAGTATGTTTTCTGTGATACGGGATGCGAGCTTCCGGAGACCTATGACTACCTTGAGCGGCTGCAGGGATTGCTGGGGAAGAGTATCGTTCGGGTGAACGCCTTCGACGTACTCCGCGTTCCCGAGAAGCCCGGCCGCAACCCGTTTGACCTGTGGCTCAGTATGTACGGAGGCTTTCTGCCGAATCCCAGAAGTCGCTGGTGTACACGAGCACTCAAGATCGAGCCATTCGAGGAGTCCATTGGCAACGACACCGCGTTCAGCTACATCGGCATTCGCGGCGATGAGGACCGCCAAGGGTATCGCCCGAAGAAGCCTCCGAAATTCTCACAGCGTCCCAACATCATCCCGGTGTACCCGTTCAAAGACGACGCCATTTGCCTTGAGGACGTGAAATGTATCCTCGAGGAATCCGGTCTAGGCCTGCCAGAATACTACCGCTGGCGGTCGCGCTCTGGCTGCTACTTCTGCTTCTACCAGCAGATTGGTGAATGGCAAGGCCTGCTCGAGAACCATCCGGATCTCTTCGAGAGGGCGAGGCAATACGAGACCAAGAAGAACGGCCGGGACTTCACCTGGGTCGACGGAAGGACGCTCGGGGATATTGAGCGGTTGGGGGAACGCTACCCCGTGCCCACGATGGACGAAGTTGAGGGCTGCGCCATCTGTCACCTCTAGCCCCGCTGGGCTAGTTACATCCGAGGCACCCACGTGAAACTCTATGTTGCATCCCATTCCCTGGAAAAGGCACAGGAGATGCGGGATCTGCTCCTGCAGCGCGGCCACGAAGTGACGTCACGCTGGATCACAGAGGACAGCAAGTTCCACCTTCCTGGGGACGCATACACGCCAGATGAGCGTGAGAAGATAGCCGTAATGGACGAGGCGGATGTCAGACTTGCCGGTGATGGAGTGGTTGTCTTGAGCGAGGAGTCGGGGCGGTGTGTGCCCGGGGGCAAGCACGTTGAGGCAGGCATAGCACTGGGCCTCGGCAGGCCAGTATACGTTGTGGGCCATAGGGAGAACATCTTCCACTGGCACCCCCGGGTTCGAGTCTTTGGCGATGCGCACCAGCTCCTTGGCTACTTGGCGCGCCTTGAGGAGTGTTCGGCTGCCCCTCCCGAGGGGACACAAGCATAGGGCGCGCGTCTGCCCCTGGGGCCGGAGGGTCTGATCCTGAACCGTCTCCTCCTGCCCACAGAACACTGGTCCAGATTACAGCCAGGACAAAACCTAGAGCAGCTATCGCTTCAACAGCCCATATCCAGTACTTGACTTTGGTAGCCTTGTGGCCGGTTTTTAGGTCGACCGTTTCCAAGGCTTTCCGATCAGGCTCGATCCGAGCTAAGCCGAGCTGCTGGTCCTTTGCCTTCCCTGGCCGGGTGTACCGAAATGAATCGGGGAAGACCCACTGCCTCTCCATCTCATCAAGTACTGCCGATGCACGCTCGACAAACGCGAGCATGCGCACATCGAAGGCAATGAACGCGATGGACACTATGAAGCCGAAGCTCCCCGCGAAGACGGCGATGGGATGGAGCCCTTCCCTGATCGCCAATACGATGGCATTAGCAAGGATGCCCACTGCAAGAAGAAAATAGTTAAAGAACAGCATGCGCTGCCGCGAAGCGGATTCGAAGTACTTCCAGGCGTAGTCAAGACGTGACTTCAGCAACTCGGCGTGGTCTTGCCTGTCTTTACTCACGATCGGCGCCTCGATACGGCCGCAGGGCGTATTCAGTGCCCCCACCTAGACGGGCAATGGCTTCCTAAGAGGGTACATCCTCAGCGAACGCGGCACAAGTGTCCGTTTTCGAAGGCATGTGTTTCGCCGCAAGTTACGGGCGCGGTTGTGCCCTCGGGTGGCGATCCGCAGAAGTCCCACGGGACAAGCTCATGCTGCCGCGCCGGCGGCTGTTAGGTACTTGCACGCGAGGATGCTGTCGCGGTATGATGCCGCATGTTTGACGCCCATCTTCAGGTTGCACGGTGCACGATGGTGGTTGGCCGTCTAGTTGGGGGGGAGTCGTCGTGACGAAGCTTCTTGAGACGCTTACGCGCTTGGGTACTGGCCTGCTTGCCCAGTTCTTGGGCGAAAGCACGGTTAGTCTTCTGGAGCTTCTCGGCCTGAAGCAACTACAGCCTCATCGCTTGGCAGAGCTGGTCCTGAGGCAGGTGGGCCCTGAAGACCTTCTGTTGGTCAAGAGCCGCAGGGACGAGATTACGGACGCGCTGAGTCGCGAGGATGCGGACAGACTCGCCCGGCTTCTGGGCCTATCGTCAACAGATGATCCCTGGCATTCGGTGAGAAGCCTACCCGTCTCGCCGAACAGCCCCGCCTGCGAAGTCCTATTCGCCTTCTTCGGTTGTCGCTTACCCAAGGAGCGTGAAGGGTCAGATAAGCCCTCGAGTTTGCGGATCGATCCCGGCTACAGTCTGTTCCAACATCAGGTGAAGGCATGTCGCGAGACAGCGTCATTCCTCGAGGAAGCATCGCAGCCACGAGTCATGCTTCACATGCCGACGGGGGCGGGTAAAACCAGGACGGCGATGAATGTGATCGCCACTTTCTTGCGAGACCGATTCAGCAGTGACGATGTAGTTGTCTGGGTCGCACACAGTGAGGAGCTCTGCGAACAAGCAGCTGAGGAGTTCGAGAAGGCCTGGTCCTTTCTCGGAAACCGCCCCGTCGCAGTACAACGTGCCTTTGGCCGGTACCGGACCCCCCTTGATAAAATGAGCGGGGGGATCTTGATCGCGGGGCTGCAACTCCTGTACAGAAGGAGCCTTTCGGAACAAGGCGTGTTCCTGAAGCTCGCACGCCGTACCCCTCTAGTGGTGATGGATGAGGCCCACCAGGCGATCGCGCCGGCATACCAGCAAGTTCTCAATCTTCTCGCTGGGGACCCGCGGACAGCCATATTAGGCTTGTCTGCCACCCCTGGTCGTAGCCTGCTTGATGCGCATCAGGATATGGAGCTAGCGCAGTTCTTTAAGAGGCACAAGGTCACCCTGAGGGTGGAAGGCTATGACAGCCCCGTCCAATACCTGCAAGAGAATGGCTACCTTGCCAAAGTAGACTATGACTACGTTCCGTACGCTCCAGGGCCCGATTTCGCCCTCACCCGAGACGAAGTCACCCGGCTTCAGACTGAACTCGACCTACCCGACTCCGTCATTGCCCGACTCGGGGCAGACCACAAGCGCAACTTCCTTATCGTGACCAGGCTGATTGAGGAGGCCAAGCAAGGCGGGAAGATCTTGGTCTTCGCCTGCTCAGTGGAGCATGCTCATTTGCTCGCCAGCATATTGTCTGCGAAGGGATTACGTGCAGCAGCTGTCTCGACCAGGACCTCGCCGGCCAGAAGGCGGCAGTTCATCGCGCAGTACAAAGAAGAAGGTGGCATCCAGATTCTCTGCAACTACGGAGTCCTTACTATGGGTTTTGACGCCCCCAAGACAAGTTGTGCTCTGATCGCTAGGCCAACACAGTCTGTTGTCCTCTACAGCCAGATGGTTGGGCGCGCTGCAAGGGGCCCCAAGGTGGGAGGCAATGTTACGTGCAGGGTCATCACCGTTGTGGACCGCCTTCCGGGCTTTCGGAGTGTCGCGGAAGCATTCGAGTACTTTGAGGAGATCTGGGAATGA